TACAACAATGGTACATCATCAGCAGTGACAATAAATACAGCACAGCAGATTGATGCTAACGATTATTTAGGTGATGACACAAACATCTCAGAAGAAGACAATTTCAATAAGATAGAGATTAGCCAAAACGCATATAATATTGGTTCTATTCCATCAATCTCAGATGATTCTAATATAAGCAGTGTTACTGTTGAGGCAGGACTAGGTTCTGGTGGATACAATTATTCTAAGACAGAGGCAAAGAAGTGGTACCAAACAGGTAGTGACACAGTATATAATTATGTTGATTTTAGAACTTTCTTTAGGGCTAAGCCTAGTAGTGGATGGACACACTATTACAATGGTATAGAGGCAGATAGTGAAGACGATTATTTTTATGGTTCTACTGCCTTAAAGCCTTATGCTGCTGGTAGTACAAGCATGACATGGAATGTCAATCAAAACATAAATACACAATGCTGTTTGTTACAGAAATACGCTGGGTATGATGCATCTAAAGGTGGTAAGGCACCATCATCATTAGGATGGACAACATGCCTCACATTTTTCAATTTTAATGACACAAAAGGTTCTTTTGTCCCTAGTTCATTTAATTTACTACCAGTACTTAAATACACATCACCTTATAAAGTGAGATATTCACCTGTTAGTGCTGGTGACACATCTTTTATTACAATAAAAGGTGATTTATGGTTTCAAACAACATGCAGTAACGGTAAGAAAGGAAATAAGAAGCGTTCATTTAGTGTGTTAAGTGATGATGGACACTCATATTATGTTACACCGAATGAAGGATTTAATGACGTTGAGCCATACAACTATAAGGTAGAAAGTGGTGGCGGTTCTAGTATGTCAATGATTACACGCAAGCCAGGTGATATAGGGTATGGTACAGGATGGGCGTTTATTAAGGCAAGATTAAAGATAGGTGATAAATATTGGAATGGTAACGGATGGACAACGACAACATCTGATTTTATAATTAGTTACAACAACAGTCCTGGTGCGGGTGAAGATGAACATGCTTATTGTTTAGAATGGTTGTCACCTGTCGCTAATTACACCTATTCAGCTAAGGTAACAGAAGATTGTTATGCTATTCCAATCACATCATCTGACAATGTGCATGGACAATTGGAATTTACACTTTATAGTGCGGCATTTCCTATATCAAATTCACCATGGAGCATAGAATGGTATAATAGTTTCCCTGTGGTGTTTATGAAAGATTTTGCCTTAGGATTCTCTTTTGCCAATCAGAAGCCATGGTACCTAGACACAGGCACCAATCAATATAATGATGACATAATGTTTACACACAGCATAGATGAAGACTATTGTACTGACGCATATGCCAATACGTTAAAGATAAATTCTTTTGTTGATGATGACGATCTGCAATCAACTATCTCTTTGTCACATGCCTTAACACCAACAGGGTATGTACAGTTAGTAAAGCATAAGAATTTGAGTACCAATAAGTTACAAGAATTTAATTTATTGGATATATATCTATCTCATTATAAGCAGCCAAAACGTGTGTACAATAGTACACTGAAAGGCAACTATGACCCTCGAAATAAATATACTTTCACTGCGATAGGTGGTACATACGTGTTAGATTCTTATTCGTACAATCTAAATACGCGACAAAATACAATCAAATTTATCGAATATTAATATGGAATATAAAATAGTTTCTCGTAACAAATTAGCACGTAACAAATATGATTATGTACCGGCTAGTGAGGTGAAAACTAGTGCGTTCAGCCCTTTCAGTACAGGTTCTTCTGGCAGCCCATCTAGTGTTACAGACCCAATATCTTTCCAATTGTCAAAGACTAATGGTAGTTTTTATCTTTCTTATGACAATTTTGATACAACATATCTCATCGCTATGCAGAGTAACGAGTACTTGCCTACATATGTTTTTTCTGTCACACCATCTGATTCTTATGTCACAGCATATATAAGAAATAATGGTACTACATACGCCTATATGGACATCTATTGTTCAGCATATGCATATATGGATGGAGATGTGATTGTAGCATCTTACTTTAAGCAGCCTGATTATGATGAAGATGAAGACACCTATACATATGTTGGATTGATGCAAGAGGTGTACTATAACTACCATCTTCAAGAAGGCAGTGCGTATTCTATATATAATATGGATTTGACTAACATCTTTGATTCAGTGTCATGTGATGTGTATGGTAACATCTTAGCCTATGATTGGAATATGCCTGAGTGTACGGCAAAACTAACTTTTGGTGGTGTACGTGTACAAAATGCTGTCTATTCTATCCAATCTAATACAGTGTTCAGTGGTATATCTATAGACAGTATGACAGGTGTGATGACCTTTGATAAAGACACTATAGAGTTTGTCAATGACAAATTAGTTCTTAATGTTAAAGGTACTGTTGATGGTGAGGTTAAGGCACAAAAGCAGATGACTATAACTAAGGTGTTACCTGGTGCTGATGGTGAAGGAGTGAAATATTGGCTGTTGATGAGTAACACAGAGGTGGTGGTTGATAAGACTGCAGGTACAGTTACCCCATCATATGTTACAGCGACAGCAAAGAAGAGAATAAATGATGAGCAAGCCACCACACCTATAGACTGTACGATTAAATATTGGTATGACAATGGATATAAGACTACTGTTGGATATAGTACTACTGTCTATATCAATTCATCTAAGAGCATCTTAAATTTTGAATTATATGATGCATATGGCCATGTTGTTGATACCCAATCAGTTGCGATACTACCTAAAGGTGTTGATGGACAGAAAGGGGATAAAGGTGATAAAGGTGACACTGGAGGCCAAGGCAACCCTGGTACTGATGGAAAATACACTGAATATAGATATGCACAAAACGGTAGTACTACTGTTCCACCATCATTAAATAAGACAGCACAAAATCCAAGTGGATGGAGTACAACTATGCCAATACAACAATCATTGGTGTACATATGGATGACAAAGGTAGAGAAGAACGCTAATGGCACAATGATAAGTGGTAATGAGTGGAGTGATCCGGTACGTGTAGATGGTGCACCAGGTCCTCAAGGCCCACAAGGTGATACAGGTCCACAAGGCCCAGAAGGTCCACAAGGTCCACAAGGTAACATAGGTCCACAAGGCCCTGCGGGTGAGACAGGTCCATGCGGCCCAGCAGGTGTATATAGGGGTGTCTATTCTTCCTCATCTAGTACAGTATATTATGGTTTCAATAAGAGGTGTGACATAGTAAAATACAACAATATATATTATATTGCGAGGAGTGATGCACCTAGCGGAAGCACAGGATTCAATGTTACACCTACTAATACAAATTATTGGAATACCTTTGGAAATTCGTTTGATTCTATCGCTACAGGGTTGTTGTTTGCCCAATTAGCATATGTTGACAATTTAGGTGTAAGAAATTTGCAGATACAAGATGGAAGTGGAAATGTGGTAGGTGCCTTTGTTCCTCCAACAACATCAACTAACAATTATATGCTATGGGTAGGTGGTGCCACACCAACAAGCTCTGCTACAAAATTTGCTGTTGATAGTGGTGGTTCTATCACTGCTACAGATGCTACTTTATATGGTGGTATAAAGGCCAATAAGACAGTGTCATCAGAGAGTGGAGTGGATTATGCCTTAGATGTATCAGGTAATTCGCGTCTAAGAGGAAATATTGATTTAAGAAATAATAATGGACAAGGACACATAGTGTTCCCGGCAGGTACACTATCTTTATCTTCATCTTATACCACATTAGCAGGTTTGACATCTTTAGCATTAAATGGTAATATTGTTGTTGGTGGTAAATGGTCTTGGGCGGTACAATCATTCACCACAGGTGGTACATATGCCCTATCATCTTATAGTGACAAAAACTACTTTATGTGTACTAATACTAATTCAGCCTTAACATTGACATTAGGTGACGGTGTCGCAGGGCAGACAATATGGGTGAAAAATTCTTCATCTAAAGGTGTCACATTAAGTGGTAAAGTGAGAAAAGGCTCTCAATCTGTTACCTCATATGATGTAGGTGATGGAAAGACAGCGATATTAGTCTATATTAGCAGTACTATAGGTTGGTCTATAACATTAACAGCCTCACTATAGTGTTTTCATATTATGGATGATAAATTCTGACATCGGGCCTCTCTATGAGGCCCTTTTTATTGTTAGAATATGTAAATTAAAATGCATTATTATTAATTAGATATAAATTATACGCGTAAAAATAATATGAAGAAGACAATTAACAGAGAAGAGGCATTCAGCTGTGCTAGTGGTGCTATAGCTGTAGGTCATACAACCGCTGGGTACACCTTACAATACAGCACAGACGGTGTTAACTTCACAGATTTTAAAGTCAATGGTGTTGTTAAGCCAATACCTGCGGATGAGGATTTATTCATACCTCATGCTATAGTAGGTACGTTTTGGAAATTAAAAAATAACGCTGACACAGGTGTTGTTGTTTTATGCTAAATATATAACTTATTGATAACCAATGATTTTAGATTTTAATTTAACAACAGAACAAACTGGTGGAACAGAAAAGACAAAACTAAGTGAGTTTACTAATGACGTTGGTTTTGTTACTAACGCAGCTAGTGATCTTATTAATTACTATCTTAAAAGTGAGACATACACACAAGCTGAAATAAATCAACTTGTCGCAGGTAAAATTACTTTTGAGGTGGTGGATGAGCTGCCAGAGGCAACAGCCTTAACGATGAACAAAATTTATCTTGTACCATCAGCAGAGACTAAGACTAGAAACGTCAGAGATGAATATATCACTATAGATAAAGGTGCTGAGGTATCACCTAGGTATGACTGGGAACTGATAGGCAGTACAAGAGTGGATTTGTCTAATTACTATAATAAGACAGAAACAGACACACTATTAGGTGCAAAAGAGAACACAATAAGTGATTTGTCCACTATAAGAAGTGGTGCAGCTCTAGGTGCAACAGCTCTTCAGAGTGTACCAAACACATATAGGACATCAGCAGACCAAGATGTCATTGATAGCGGAAAACAAGCCACATTAGTTAGTGGTACAAACATTAAGACTGTCAATAACACATCTCTTTTAGGAAGTGGAAACATCTCTATTGAGACACCTAATCCATTATTTGTAACATATATAAATAACATCGACGGGTCTATTACTTCATCTAAGACATCAGCTCAAATATGGCAATCGTTTTACGATGCTGCTGAAATGATTTTAGCTGTTGATTTAACACTTTCGGCTACTGCAGGTACATTCAGTGTAGCTTTTTTAACTAAAATAGAATATGAAACATCATCTCAATTTGAATATAATTATAGTGCTAACGGAAAGAAATACCTAAGAACAATCACAGTAACAGGTTCAACCGTAACAATTGATGATAAGGAAATTTCCACTGTCGCATTCACACAGACATTACAATCAGGTACTAAAATAGGTGAAATATCTATTGATGGTACAACCTCATATATATATGCGCCTGACAGTTCTAAGGTGACATTCTCACAGACACTATCTTCTGGCTCTGAAATAGGCCAATTGACAATAGATGGTACAACATCCTATCTATATGCACCTGCAGGTGGTGCAAGCACCGATGAAATAGAAGAGGTGATATCTAAGGCTATCTATGACACAAGAAATACAAGACCGACAACATCTTATGTTAACGGTATGATAACTAATGCTTTAAGTGGTATCATATATGACGGGGTGGATGCAGCATACACTAATAGAGCATTATCGGCGAGACAAGGTAAGAATTTGCAGCAGCAGATTGACACTATTATATATGACAGTTATACCACATCATATGCATTAAATTATATCGCTGCCTATTTAGGCATAAACATCTAGACAAAATTATAATATTATAATAATGAAATATATAGGAAAATATGCGGATGCGACCGCTATACAAAACGCTTTAAACAACCATACGTTAGGCAACCCATATATTGCATTTAATGTTGCTTCTAACGCATTGGATTGGAACACTTTAACTGACCAAAACATCCCATCGAATCAAATTTGGTACAAGACATCAGACAACAACATTATAGACATATGGGCACCAGGACAGTGGGAAGGATACATTATGTGGGGTGGTGCAATAATACAAACTAATGTATATGACACCGAAAGTGGATGGTGTAAGGCTACATTTGATAGAAATATTACATCATGGGGGCATAATAATAAGCATAGTGATTTTGGTGAAAAAACAAATCTTACACATATAATTCTACCACCTAGTTTGACTAGGTTGGACTCTGATACGTCTACTTGGCATGGTGGTAAGCATACCCTTTGTCCAGCGTTTAGAGGCTGTACAAACCTTCAACAAATTTTTATCCCATATTCATTAATTAATTTTGCAGGCTCTTGTCATTTTTACCAAACAGGGTTATTAGAACTAAAGTTACCGGAAGGCATAACAAATATTCCAGAGAGGTTTTGTGAGCAAAGCAATATATCATCTATAACATTACCTAATTCTGTGACTACAATAAATACAAGTGCTTTTAATGAGTGTACGTCATTAACAAACATAATTATAGGAGAAAATATACAGTCAATAGGTAATTTTGCATTTGGTGGTAATAGCAATAATAGAACTGTTACTATTAAAACCGTTGTACCTCCTAGCATCATTGCAAATTCATTTGGCGCTAATATTGGACTAACAATATATGTACCAGCAGCTTCGGTGAATGCATATAAGGCCGCAACTAACTGGGATTGTTATGCATCAGCTATACAAGCTATCCCAGAATAAAAATATATACAATATAAATTATGATTATAGATCCTACTAATCCAAAACATATAACTGCAGAAGAAGGTTATGAATTTCAACGCGTCGCTGATGACCATAAATATGGACCAGAGATGTATCTTGGATACACCTATTATATTGGTGGTCAATTAGTTATACCACCTCATGAGGATAAATATGAAGATTTCAGAGAAATACCTTATGAAGAGCCAGTGTCTAATATTGAAGTAGAAGCATAGTTCAAATGTCAATATATGGTTTTTTAATATATGTCTTACCATATTAGTGGTAAGACATTATTTTTATATATATAGTTGTTAATTATGAAAATTAGAATCAACAGAATAATAAATTTCCATTGGACATTGTTAGTGGATGAGCAAGTTGTTGACTTGGCCAATGAGGATTTGAGCATAATTATGACACTTCCATCTAAGGAGAAAATTATGTTAGAGTACACTGTTACAGAGACGAATAAGGTGCACTTCACTTATACACCATCTATGATAGGGCCTTATTTAGTGACAGCATACCTAGACAGAACAACGACTAATGGGTTCTTAGATGAAAAGGCCTTTGACTGTTGTTTTTACACACTACAAGAAGGTGGAGATGACACAGAGCTAGATGCTGAGGTGATAACCATGAGCGGCAACCTTTTGACAGGTAATTTCGATCCATCTATATTAGACAATTATGTCACTAAGGCAGAACTTCAAATAGCACTAAACAATTTCCATCAAAAGTGGGATGAATAAATATATAATATTATATAAAACATGTCTAAGTATTTTACTATTAATGACTTAAAGACCAAACAACAGGCTATAGATGAGGCTGCAGCAGGTAAAGTCTATTTCACAGAAGATGCCGCACACAATCCACAAGGCATAGTATATAAAGGCAAAATTTATGGACGAGAAGATGTAACTAAAGGCTACCTTAACACAACAGATGGTAAGTTCTATAAAGAATCATCTTTCACTAATGTCCTTTTTGCTGATGCAGATAAACTTTATATCGAATTGGCTACCAATAAGATATATAGATACACTGGTTCAATCTATACACCGGTTAGTGGAGTGGAGTATTCCGCTGGTAACGGCATATCAATCATAAATAACACTATCAGAGTGTCAACTTTCACTGTAGATGCAAGTGACAATGCTACCTTTATAGGTGATGTCATAAATAGTGATGGTGACAAACTATCAGATAAGATTGAGATTGGTGATGTTACAGGTAATTTCGCACCACTAGTTGACGGTAAGGTACCAGCAGCCAATCTACCATCATATGTAGATGATGTGATAGAACTGTTAGACCTTACAGCCACACCACCTGCAACATGTGTCACAGGTGACAAATACTTCAACACATTGACAAACAAGATTTATACCGCAACAGGTACAGACACATGGGGTGTTGAAGGTGCTGACCCTGAAAAAGGTAAGATTTACGTCAATCTGTCAAACAATAAGACCTACAGATGGGGTGGTTCTTCTATGGTTGAGATTTCATCATCACTTGTCATTGGTACAACAGCAGGTACGGCATTCGAAGGAAGTAGAGGCTTACAATGTGAAAATGACATTGATACTTTAGAGACAGAGATGACTGGTAAACAGGCAACACTAATTAGTGGTACAAACATCAAAACTATAAATAACACATCAATCCTAGGTGAAGGTAACATATCAATCTCTACTTCACTTCTATGGGATGAATAATTAAATAACTATGGCAGAATTTACAGTAAATAACTTATTGACCCGCAATCAGATAGAGTCATCTACTAGTGCGACAGAAGGCAAGGTGTATTTTGCCACAGATGGAGGTATATATATAGGACAGCCAGACCATACCACGGTACTGGCTGAAACCTCACATGACAATCTCGCAACAAAAACACAACTTGCATCATATCTTAATCTTAGTGGTGGAGAGATGACAGGGCCTATAACTAACAATGTAGGTGGACAAATTAGGATGGGGCGTGCTAGAGCTGCATTGATGATTAACAACCCAGATGAGACAGACAACATATGGTACCCAGTACTTGATGTCAAAACAACATATGGTGATTGGAGCATAGGACATATCACTAAGAATGCATATATGCCAATGGATGGATTGATGTTTACATATGTTAGCGATAAGACATATGCTGAATGTACAAACAGCTATATTAATTATTCATACCTTATGCCTAGAGTTGCAACTAGAAAAGGTGGTTCTGGTGACCAAATTTTGACATCGTATGACATATCAAATAGACAAAACTTAGATGGGCGATATATCCAAGGTAATTCTGTCGTATGTGATGTATGGACAGGTACACAGGCACAATATGACGCATTAGCTACTAAGTCTAATACAACTTTATACCTTATAACAGCATGATTAAATTAGGTACTACGGACATAAAAAATGTCGCATTAGGTGAAAACAAATATAAGAAGGCATATGTAGGTACAAATGCTGTATGGGAGAAGAAGCCTACAATCACTATAACGAATGATGGTGACAAAGAATACTGCTATATAACAATAGATATGGTTGGATATTATACACCACAGACAATAGAGGTAGAAAAAGGTACAGTGATTACATCTAATACGTGGGGATTATTATATGTATCTAAAGGTGCAACATTTGTTAATGGAAGCGTAGTTAAAAATGGGTATTCTTGGCAGACATACGACTATACTGTCAATGGTGACATAACAATACGGTATGACATAAAAACGAATAGATATGGTGATGTCTACATAGATGAATTGTAATTTACATTGTTAACGATTGTCATTATTATTAAATAGAGATAAATATGTTAAAACACTTAATATGAAGAAATTTTATGAAGAACTTATCGCAGACAATTTAATGTTTAAAATATTCAGTGCGATTACTATATTACTATTATTAACATCGTTTTTAATGCCTCCAACGGGCTATATAGACGGTTCTGTACTAGCAGCAACAGGGGAATTATTCGCCTTTGCAGCACTATGGACATTAATAAGAGCGATAGATAAAGGCAAAACAGCTACAGTGTCTCATGGAGCAACATCTCTCACTATAGATGACAAAGTTGAACAACATGACGATACAATAGTACCAAATGAAACGATGGAACTTTAATTCTTTGCGTTTATTATATATATGATTTTTTGTCCCGTCTAAATAAATTCACTTAGACGGGAATTTTTTTGCAAAAAAATTTCTTGGTGTCGCGGTTTGTGTTTATTTTAGCAATACGATAAAACCCTGATATACAGGGGATTACAGCAAGATTATTAACCAAATAAATTTAATAAAATGGAAGATTTTGAACAACTAGTACCTAACACTTTTAATGAGGACTTTTCTATCGCAGAACAATTTGGAAAAAAGGCAGTGTTTGACACATTCAGAAGATGTATGCACGAATGGAAACATGATTATAAGATGCTTACAGCACTTACTATAGTTGTTAATCATAGATGCTGGGCATGGTACAAAGAAGACAAAGAAATGTCTAGGCTATATGCTGACCTTTTTTACAGTGCACAACAATATGCATTAGACCACCTTACAACTGAAGAATTTAGATATTATCATAGACTAACTGACTAAAATAAAGACTAACGGGTTGTTAGGTACCGTCATCTTGCTTGTTTATTTTCTTATTTTTGCCTATTCTGGGCCTCTACCTAACAACCTTTCTTTTTATAAAAGGTGCTAAATCTTAGCACCTTTTCTTTTTAATTTATAATATATAGAAATAACAGCCTCTACATGTCCACAAACAAAACTATTATTACCATAGAAGTTGACAAATTCTTGGTAGTTAGATAATTCAAACAATATGTCATCATCAGTAAAATGGACAGCAACAATATGATCTGTTTCATACTCCCAGTCATCTGATATAAACTCTATTTGAATACCATACTCACCAGTATCGTATATGTCAATGGTATATTTATCGCTTTTAGTAAATTTGATTTCTTTTATGCCATTACTTTTAGCATATGCAATCAACATGCTTGCTGCTGTTTGAACATCCTTATCAATCTCTCTGTCAAGTTTTACACTTCTCTTAAGTTTGTCACTTAAACCACTAATTAATGCATACATATTTTTATTATTTTTATTACAACCAAATTTAGTAAAATTTATTTATCATACAGTATTTAATTATTATTTTAACATAAGCGATTGATAGCTAATAAGTTAAATAGATAAATCATCAGTATCAAAATTGATACACCTATCACAATAAGTGTAACAAAAATGATACTGTTAAGAAAAAAATGATTATATTAGCATCAAATTAAGAAACTATGAAACGATGCTGTATTTTTTCACGTGTGTCCACGTTACAACAATCCTTTGAAGAACAAACAAATGAGCTATATAATGAGGCTCATAAGAATGGATATAAAGATAGTGAAATAATCACTATAGAGGCAAAAGAATCTGCTATAAAACTGTCGGCTGCCGAAAGAGCATCAATCCAAGAACTATATTCTATCTTAGACAAACACCCTATAGAATGTGTCATATGCAGAGAGATATCTCGCATCGCACGTAGAGCTGAGGTGATATTCGAAGTGAGGAATGTATTGTTAGAACGAAACGTCCAATTGATATGCTGTCAACCTTATATGAAACTGTTAGATACAGACGGAAAGATGTCACAGGCAGCTAATATAATGTTCAGCCTATTTAGTGCAATCAGTGAATCTGAGATGAGCATAAAGAAAGAAAGAATGAAAGAAGGCAAACTCAGAAAAAAGAAACAAGGCAAATATGTAGGCGGCTATCTACCACTAGGGTATGACTACGACAGAGAGACTAAAGACATCTGTGTTGACCAAGAAAAAGCAGTTGTTATAAAAAAGATATTCGACATGTATGTAAATGGAGGTATGTCAACGGTACAGATTGCAAAAGAGATGTATCATACAGGTGAATTAGGACTGAAATATGATGTGTCACTTCATAATGCTGTAACAGTTGTAGTACGCATATTACACAATAGAGCATATATAGGGGAACAGCCGGTTGACAGACATAATAATAAAAAATCTGACAACATATATGAAGCTATAGTGGATAAGCAAATCTTTGAGAGCGCACAGACAAAAATGAAACATGCATGGAGAGACACCACAAGCAAACAATCTAAACACCTCTATTTTTGTAAAGGCATCATCCATGACAAATATGGTAACCTTCTAGGTGGACGAAGTTCTGTTGCATCATATAGATATTCACATAAGACACTAGAGAACAGCCAGTATCAAATCACTATTAGTATTAATGCAGTGGACTCTTTAGTGTGGCACTTTACTAAACAATATGTCATCGAAAATGGTAACTTAGATGAGAAACAAAGAAAAGAAGAACTGATGTCTAAGAAGGAAGATGTGTTGAAGAAGGCAGATCACGCTGAAAAGATAATAGAAGAGAAGAATGATGAAATCTTACGTATCAACACACGTATCATTAAAGGCAAAATGAAAGAAAGCGTAGGTGACGCAATGATAGATGCCTTAAACAAAGAAATAAACAAACTTAAGGATGACATATTGATATATACCTTTGAGGCAAAAAGATACTATGATGCTATACATAAAGAGGCAATAGACATCAACAATGTGACGGAATTTAAAGATATGTTTGACATAATAAGGGCAAATGTTAAAGACGTGTTAGTAGAGCCAAATGGACCAAACAGAAACAACAGACTTATAACTATTACCTTTATGAATGATGACTTTAAAATCATTAAGGTGAACACTAAAAACTATAAGGCCATAGACGCAATGACAGATGAAGACATAGACTATGTGTTATATAAAAGATATGAGCGAGAATTTGAGGCCTCTTAGGGGTGAATTTGGGCCTTTTTGGGAGGCTTTGTGTTGCGGATGATAAATTATATTACTTTATATATTGGGCCTCTCTGGGAGGCCCAAACCTATTAAAGAATGCGTCCAGGCCTATGACACTATATACATAAAATGGGGCAACTTCACAGCTGCCCCTTACATAAACAAATAAATAAAAACTTAATTTAAAAATAGGTAAAACCTTAATTTAAAAAATGAATAACTACAAACAAAAGCCTAACTTATATATTATCACATAGAACTTATCTATATTCTATCTTACTCTTTTTGTTGAAATAATCATCTATGCACTTATGCATATAGATGCGCATATTCTCATCACATGTATGGTTGTTATTTATCCAACGTCTTATGTTACTTATCATTGACACAATTAATCTTTTTTGCTCTTCATCACGTGCATCTTTACGTCTATTAGTAAACTCCAAATTATCTAAATTGTTGTTAGAAAAATCACCATCAATGTGTCTAATATTATAATTGTCCATATCATCTACATTATTGAAGGCACTAGCTACCAATCTGTGCACTAACAACATCTTATACTCTGGTGTTGAATCATTATTATCTGAACGCAATCTAACACCTTTATATATCCTATTGACATCCAATGGCTTAAGCAATCTACCTGTCTTATTGTTCTTCACATTACCATAATTAGATATGCTGTATCCTTCGAAACCAGATATAACTTTCCATTCTTCTAACATAAACAATTTGAACTAGTATTTTTGTCTTCCTCTTTTATTGTTTTGTACATTCTACGCTCTTTTTGTTGCTTACATATATATTCCAATATTTCACAACCTGATAATTCATCATTCATATTCTATTTAATATATATTCTTATATATAATAATAAAGTTTTTTTCACAAACGGAAAAAACGTATATCAACTTCGTTGATTAAAGTTTTTTTCACAAACGGAAAAAACGTATATCAACTTCGTTGATTAAAGTTTTTTTCACAAATGGTAAAAAAGTGGTGTACATATTATATATATTAATAATATAGTAACTTCTTTGTATAATTTCAACGGTGTTTGTTTTTATTCATCTCAGCGTGAATTTTATAGTGACAATTCTTACACAAACTCTGTAGATTGTCCACATTCAATAATAATAGCCACTTAGACTCTTCTGTTAGCCCACTGTCCCATGGTATCTTATGATGCACATCAACTGCAGGTGTGACTATGCCATTCTCTAAACAACACTCACATAAAGGATGCTGCATTATGTACTCTTTTCGTAAATTTCTCCATCCACGGCTATTGTAGAAATAACTCATCCTTTCTGCGCACTCACTTCTGTATTTCACTGGCTCTTGTGTGAGAACCTTTCTGTTAATCACAGGCATTTTTTGATTATAATATAGACTATAACTAAAAGTAATAGTATGTATAGTGAGATACCAGCTGACATAGTGATACGCTGAAACAACGTCAACTTCTTCTCTACCTCTACATACTCTGTGTCCTTAACGACATGCTCTACTACACTATCTCTCACAACTTCCTTAACAATATATTCCACTTTATGCTGTACTGGCTTAATATTTAAAGTGTGACTTAATATGTTGTTGGAAACCAATGCTTTAGAAGAAGCAAACTTATTCTCTAAAAATGATGTTGTATCTAAAGTGACATTGGATTGTTCTATGTGTGGAAGTGTGAATATGAGTGTGTCAATATGACATATAGTGTCAGTGTGCACTATGATTTTTGTACTATCAGTTGATGCAATTATTCTTTTAGAACACGATGACAAAAGACAAATAATAAAAAAAATTAAAAAAACTTTTCTCACGTATCTTGTTAATATATAGTCTTTTAAATAATAATAAAGTGTAGATGATAGAAAAAATTTAGTTGGATTTTTAAAATTTATGTGTTTGTGTCTATATTATTATATATAGAACATAATTGAAAAACACATTATTATTAATTAAATAAATAAATATATGACGCATATGAAAAGGACTATCAAACAGATTGACAATGAAAAAAAGGTGCTTACAGTACTAATGGCAACAGCAGAACACTTCTCAAAAATACTTGTAGTTACAGATTTTAGGAGATTTGGAATGATGTTGTACGACATCTATAGAGAGGCAGAACAAGATGATTTTGACAAACTAGTTGAGGTATGGAAACTAGATGAAGAAGGACAATTTAGTGTGATGAAACTAATTACAGGATTGACAGAATACTTCTTCTGCAAATACCCTGATTCTTTTGATTACCATATGGATCTAGTGAATGCAATCAACTCACTAAACAATCTATCATCTGAAAAAAATAGACAAATATGGTTGCACAATATGACAGCATATGAACACAATATCCTTATAAAATAATTAATTATTCAATTTCTTCAGACGGGTGATGGTAAATTACCCGTCTTTTTTTTGTAAAACGTTAAAAAATGTGGTTGATGTTACTATATTATTATATATAGAATATAAACACGATGTAATTATTAATAAAATAATGAAAAGATTTTTTACCACGTGATGGAAAACCTTTATTATTAATTATAAGAACATAAATTATTTAGATGATATTAGCAGCATTGTATCAACTAAATATAGAGGAATATAACACTATTATAGTGTCAAAAAGTCCAATCTCTAAATGCTGCAATAAGAGATTGGACTTTTTTTTATGATAAAAAATAAATAAATATAACATATAATAATTATGACAAAAAGTGAATTATACAAAAGATGCAAAGACATATGGTTGGAATATGATTCTGATGTTAATGAAACAATTTCAATAGAAGACCAAAGATGGTTGATTGAAAATGTGTTTAGGCATCACCCACAATGGGGATGGTGGAATAAACAAGGAATAGACCACATAGTTGTAGGAAGAAGCAATAATTATGGTTCACCATGCTATTATATCCACTTTGTAAATCCTATTGATAAAAAATGTGCTGATATAAGCTGGGTAAAATCAATCAATAATATAAAATAAATATACATAAAAAAATATGAAAGAGTTCAAATTTAATTATTACATCCCTAGGGAGTATACTAACAAAGAAGGAGTAAAATGCTGGGCGTTGCCAATATCCGGTGAAAAGATGGGCGTAGATACCCTTGCTAACATTCAAAAATTTGTAAATATTGACACACCAAAAGGTGCATGCCCTTATTGCCAGGTGTTCAATAATGGATTTAGAGTAGTAAATAATAACATCATTCCTGGTGATTGGAATGGTTTCACCTTTGTGGACTTTGACAGCAAATGGTTTTATGACAATGTTAAAACATTCAACGTTGAATTATTAAAGAAAGGCATCGCAACTGTTGCAAGTAAGATGCATCCATATTGTAACAACTTTTATTGCATATATACATCAGCGTCAAAAAAAGGCTTCAGAATATTGTTTTATTGGAATTGTGATAAAACGGTTGAGAATTTTGATAAATGCTGTATGTTGTCAGAGAAATATATTAGAGAAATATGTTACACAATGGGCAAAGATGCCACAATGATAGTAGATTATGCACATGAGTTTAACAGAAACCAAAAGACTATTGATTCATGTAGTAAGAGTTCAAAACAAGGTTTTTATGTGACAAAATCAGATATCATCTATTCACCTATGGTAGATGAAGCATCATTCGGTGAATGTGATGTCCAAAACGTAAGTTTAGCTGACGTCTATAAAGATTCACAGATCCATAACATAAATATTGAGCAACATTCAACTATTAAAGGTGTAACAAAAAATAATGTGGATAAAGACAAAATACAATATTATCCACATCACTTCAGAAGATGCATATATGAGGCACTAATTGTTGTATATAAAGAAAGAAATTTAGTAGACACAGAATGGAAGTGCATTGCAAATATGCTGCCTCCAGGTAGTGGACACGACACTAAATTTTATGCTGCAGAACCAACAAAAAATAAATGGTACGATAGATTTAATGACAAAATTTTTCATAATATATTGTGGTTGGAACCATTCGGATATAACGTAAATGACACATCCGAATATATATATATCAAACAATTTAAGAAGAGTTGGAAAAAAAGACTTAAATGGGAAGCAGCAAACATATATGCTGATGTAAAAACATATGATGCAAAAATTGAATTAGAAAAAAACCTAGAATTAGCAATTAAAGAATCACAAAAAAAAGAACTAATAAAAAAGTTTGATAGACTTAGACGCGAATGTTTTAATGCAGCAATGGAAAAAAGCATCTTTGATTTAGAGTTCTATAATATTGTCATTGAGGATATAAATAAAGAAACAGCTAAAGAAGAAGAATTAGAAAAATATAACTTTATGACAGCTAAGAATGACAGATTGATTGTCATCCGTTCTGAATATTATAAGACAAATTGGAAACCAGAAGAGTTTAAACATCTATGCGACGGGTATGAGATTGCAAAAGACATAAACACATATAAGTTTTATGCCGATTTCTATTATAGAGACAAAGATAATCTACCTAAAATAAAGTATGATTGCCTAGAAGACAATATAGAATGTCTAAGTTACGACCAATCAGTAAGACAAGTGAAATATCATTCGCTTAAATCAAATGAAGAATTTACACATTGGTGTAATAATGACACATTCTCTAATAATTGTAAGAAGGAACATATGCGTGATGCTATAAATAAGTACGCATCAAGATTTCATGGGTATCATGTCATACATGAATTTTTTGAGAGTTTAAAAGACATAAAACCAGATGTTGAAAAACTAGAGACCTATTTTATTAGGTATCAAAAAGTTGATGACACACCATTAAATAGAGAGATATCAAAGAACTTCCTAATAGCAGCTGTTAAAAAAATTTTTGTTGACGATCCAAAGAGTTTTGTATTCCCTCATATGTTGTATTTGCAAGGCCCAACAGGATGTGGAAAGACATATATGCTGACACATCTATTTACATTCGCAACCAGATCATTCATTCTTAACAAAGTAGATATGAATGCACCAGATGAAAAAATTGGACCATTAATTGCTAAAAACCTACTAATCCAATTTGGAGAGGGCGAAAACCTTAAAAAAACATCTATTGAAACATATAAAGAGTTCATTGATAGAATAAATATGGGTATGAAATATCAAAAGAAATATGAAAATGAACAAACAACAGTGTACCCTAGAGTAGTTACATGCTTAACATCTAATAATGATGTCTTATTTAATGATGTAAGTGTAGATATGGATAGAAGAGCGTGGATTTTGGAAAGTAAAAGGGCATCAAACGATTGGATAGGTACAGTAGATGGGAAACAATTTGATGAGGAGATTCCTATATTATGGGCTACAGCATATAAGCTGTATTTAGAGAACCCTGACATTAACTTGGAATTATCAATGGAATTTAACAATCAATTGGCTGATGTACAAAGCAAATATAAGCTGATAAAAGATGATGAAATAAGTGAGATATATAATGACATCTTCAATCGTAAATATCAATTAAACTCAAAAGGTGAGTTTGTTGATGAGTACAATTTTAGACAACAAATTGCAAGAGGCGAAAACATACGTCTTACAGTAAATAACAATTTCACTATTGAAAATGTGTTTGACTTGGACGAATATAATGTAAATATAAAGTTTGTACGCATACCTAAATCATGGATTAAAACATATGTAACAGAAAAGTACGGCATAAACACATATAAGTTACTAGATAAGTACATTCTTAAGAATAATTGGGACGAAAAAGTATGTAAATATGGTTACAATCCTAAAAGATGCTATGAAAAAACATTGAAAATGGACGAAAATCAATGAAAAAAGAGCTAAAATCAATGAAAAAGAGCGATTTTCTCGCTCTTTTTTTATGTGCAATGTGTCACCGGCGTCATTCTGGCTCCGGAAATTGTAACTTTTTGTAACTTGTAACCGCTTTTGTAACCGCCTAACTCATTGATAATCAATCAAATAACATAAAAGTTACAAAGTTACATTTTTTTTCTTATATAAGTAGAAAAAAGAAAAAAAAATTAATTTAATATATATAGATAGATAATTATAGGGGGAGCCTGTAACTTTGTAACTTTGTAACAGAATATGATATAAAGTATTATAACCCAATAAGTTATGCGGTTACAAAATAAATATTAGTTACAAAAACAATAAAAAATGACGTAAAAATAACGTAAAAATGATGTAATATGTTAAAGTGTCAAACACCAGGACGTATATGGTGATAGGTTAGGGACACCCAGAGAGGCCCAATAGTAATAGATGATAAATTATATGTCTGAATGTTAAAGCCTCTTGGATGTCACTAAAATAATGTTTAAATTCGTGTCATAGAAACCAATAAAAAATAGTATTATGTATTACAAATTAGAGCAAAGTGTAACAACTACCACGTATTATTACTTTGAGGCAGACAATGATGAAGAGGCAAAGGCGATGACAAACAATGTCAATCAGCCAATAAATAATGTGGTACAAGAGGATGAAGAGCCAGATCCATGGGTTGAGAGAGTACTATGGAAACCAATGATAGATCCAGGTGCTGTAGTTGATGTTGATTGTTTAGATGAATATGATTATGAAGAGGTGTATTAAAGACGAATAATAGTTGACATATTATTATTATAATATAAATAAGGCGGATAGGTGTACAGCTTATCCGTCTTTTTTGTATGGCGGCATATGCCGCACAGTTTTAATGCGGCCTATCCTTCTTTTTAAATATAAAGGCATGATACAGCGCCCACAATGTCTCGCGCATTACCGGGTGTTCTGGGCCTTAATTTTGTTCATCAAAAAACTTTTATTATTATTTAAAGTAAGTTCTATGTTATGGGAAAGATGTCGATAGAAACGCGTATGAAGATTGCAGAGAGCAACCGTCATCGTTGGGAAAAATATGGTGGGTGTCCTTTGGAGGTACGCAGAAAGACAGGTGCTACTGTGCGTAGGACGGTTTTAGAAAAGAAACAAAAAAATTTAGAAAGAGTATGTTAGAAACAGGATGGTCTGAGAAGACGCAGAAGTACATGAAGAGTGTTTTTGATTATATCGAGAACACCCAGGGTGGGATTCCCGAAGAGTACCGCAGTTCATTAGATATATTGGCGGTGAATTATGAGACATACAATCAGATGATTGATGTGTTGAGGCGTGATGGTACGTTGATGAAGTACGATGGTGGTAGTTATGTGAATAAGGCGTGGGATATCGCGAAGCAGTGTGAGAGAACTATTTGTCAGATATGTAAAGATTTTGGGTTGAACACATTTAGTCGTAGTAAGATTAAGCTGCAAGATAGTGGGTTGAGTGTTGAAGAGATTTTGAACACACTGAATGAATAGATTCGTATTTCCTTAATTATTATTTGGCTCGCGAAAAGTTAATGTTTTTAAAAAATTAAAGTATTGGTTATCAATAAGATATGAATGTGAAAAATGATGAATTTAGTGATTCTAATATATTAATATGAAATAAATTCACTTCGAACTATATTGATAACCAATGCTTTATGTAAGGTAAAAATAGAAAAAATACTGTTTTAGTTAATTGATGTTAGAAGAATATAAAAAGTATGCGCTGGATGTTGTAGAAGGCACAATTGTCGCAGGTGAGATGGTGCGTTTGCAGTGTCAGCGTTTTTTAGATTGGTTTGATAGAGATGATATAGAGTTTAGATGCGATAGGGCAGATAAGCCTGTTAAGTTTATAAGTCATTTGAAGCACACAGAGGGTGAGTTTTACAATCAGCCTTTCACTTTATTGGATTGGCAGAAGTTCTTAATGTATGGTGTGTTTGGTTGGTACTATAAGGGTACTGATACGCGTGTTATAAATAATGTGTATGTTGAGATTAGCCGTAAGAATGGTAAGACGTCATTATGTAGTGCGTTAGCATTGTATGGAATAGTTGCAGATGGTGAGCATGGTGCTGAGGTTGATTTTGCAGCGCCTTCTAGGGAGCAAGCTAATATTGCGTTTAGGTCAGCGACGCATTATGCTGAGTCTGTACATTTAGGCAGTAAGTTGTTTCATTGTTTAAGGAATACGATCACATGTAAGCCTATGAAGTCGCGTATAAGAATAATGTCATCTGATAGTAAGTTAGGTGACGGTTTCAATCCTGGAATAGGTATAGTGGATGAGTATCATGCATTTAGTGATAATGGTGTCCCAGAGGTGTTGCAGTCAGGTATGGGTATGCGGCAGAATCCAATCATGTTTTATATTACCACAGCAGGTTTTGATTTGAGTGGTCCATGTAAGGAGTATAGAGATATGTGTGAGGATATATTGAGAGGTAACAAGGTTGATGATAGTGTGTTTGCGTTGATATATGAGATGGATGCTGATGATGATTGGACAGATGAGTCTAATTGGAAGAAGTGTTGTCCGTCATTAGGTGAGACAGTTAAGTTGTCATATATGCGCAATCAAGTGAATATGGCAAAGAACAATCCTAGTATGGAGGTTGGTGTGAAGACGAAGAATTTGAATATGTGGTGTCAGAGTGAGGATGTATGGTTGAGTGATGATGTAGTGCGATCTAGGTGTGAGCAATTAGATTTAGAAGATTTTAGAGGGTGTTCATGTTATGTAGGGTTGGATTTGGCTGCTGTTAGTGATTTGACTGCTTTGAGTATAATTATAGATAAGGATGGGCAGTTTTATAGTTTCAGTTGGAGTTTTATGCCGCAGGATACGTATGCAGATTGTTTTAATAGTCAATTATATAGGAAGTTTAGAACGTCAGCGCCTGATAAGTTTTTAGTGACGCCTGGTAACGTAACAGATTATGATTATATATTGGACAAGTTAGTTGAGATTAATGAGGTGTGTCCGATACAGACGATTTTCTATGATAGTTGGAACAGTACGTATTTGATAATAAAGGCGACAGAGATGGGGTTTATGTGTCAGCCTTTTAGTCAGAGTTTAGGTTCATACAATCGTCCTACTAAGGAGTGGGAGAGGCGTATGTTGAGTGGTGGAATAGTGATTGATTACAATGAGGCGTTGTTGTGGTGTCATCAGAACACTACGTTGAAGATGGATAATTTTCAGAATGTGAAGCCTATAAAGGGTGGTGGAAAGAATGGAAAGATAGATTTGATAATTTCTAATTTGACAGCGTTTGGTGGTATGTTGACGAATCCAATGTATAAGACTGAGTTAGTAGTCCTCTAGTATCAGAGGCCAGGACGCACATGGTGATAGGTTTGGGCCTCTCTAGGAGGCCCACTATATGCGGATGATTAATTATATGTCCGAATAAGAGAGCCTCTCAGGGAGGCCCTTTTTATTGTTTAAATGCGTCTTATATTTTGTATTAAAAATCATGGTAAACGGTTATTATTAACTAAATAAGTTTTAATTCTATATGGGTTTATTTTCTAGGAAAGCTGAGCCTAAGCAGACAGAGCAGAGAAGTTATGATACTTTCTGTGATTCGTTGTCATATGGCCGTTATAGTAATGAAGGTGCGATCCAAAGCATAAGTGCTGTTTATTCCGCTATAGAACTGATTTCAAATTCGTTAGCGTCGTTACCAATTATTGTTAGAAAGAACAATGATATAGTTGACACACACCCTGTGTATTCGTTGTTCAAAAATTCTAAGTTGACAAAATTTATGTTGATAAAGCAGCTGATACAAGATGCTATAGTGCATGGTAAGGGGTGTGCATATATTAGACGTGGTGCAGGTGGAGTGCCAAAAGAGATTGTTTATTGTGAGAGAGGACAAGTGAATGAGTTTTACAACTTTAATGCAGGTTACCATTATTTCTTATGTCCAGCTGTCAGTAAGGAAAAGATTGATCCGTCTGATATGATATGTCTTTATAAGAATAGTAGAAATGGTTTTGAAGGGCAGTCTATCATTAAGTATGCTAAGAAGATTTTCGATTTGTGTAAGTATACTGACAACGCTGCGACAGATTTTTTCTCATCAGGTTGTAATTTGAATGGTATATTGACAGTGAATGGTGTCCCTGACACTGAGATTTCTAAGATTAGAGCAGAGTGGAAGAGGTTACATGATGGTGGTTCAGACAGTTCTGGTTTGGCGATTCTTAGAGGTAATATGAAGTATGACACTATTGGTACAAATGCCAATGATTCACAGCTGTTACAGTCGCGTTTGTTTAATGTAACAGAGGTTGCTAGGTTCTTTAACATCAATCCTACATTGTTAGGTGATTTGTCCCATACAAGTTATAATTCATTAGAGCAAGCGCAGTTGCAGTTTGTTACGACGACATTGTTGCCTTATATCATTATGATAGAGGAAGAGTTTAGTCGTAAGTTGTTGACAAAGGATGAATATGAGTACACTATTGATTTAGATGAGACAATATTGTTGAGGACAGATAAAAATGCGTTGAGTAATTATCTGCAGAAGTTAGTGAATGGTGGTATTATCACAAGGAATGAGGCAAGGAAGATGTTAGGATTGGGCCATATTGATGGTGGTGATAGATTGATGGTTGCGTTCACAAATGTTAACAGTAACACGATTGGTAGTACAGATGATACAGATGTGAACAGTGAGAATGAGGATAAAAACGCATAAAAAATTATTTAAAAATTTCTTTATTATTAAATAGATAAGATTATTATTTAAATAGTATGGAAAAAGTATTGCGATCGTTGTCTGATGTTTCGTCATCTACTGGTAGGACAATCACAGGGTGTGCTGTGAAGTTTGAGAGTTGGAGTCGTGATTTAGGTGGATTCATTGAGTTGATTCACAGAGGTGCGATCACACAGCAGTTGATTGATTCGTCGGATATTATTATGAACATCAATCATGATGAGGACAAGATGGTTGCCCGTTCTGTGAATGGTGTAGGTACATTGAAATTAGATTTACGTGATGATGGTTTGTATTTCGAGTTTGAGGCACCAGACACTAATTTGGGTAATGAGTTGTTGTATAATATAAGGAGTGGTAATTTGTTCGAATGTTCTTTTGCTTTCACACTGCCTGACAATAGAGAGGGTGAGAAATGGAGTAAGTCAGCAGAAGGATATAGGCGTGAGATTTTTAATATTAATGGATTGTACGATTGTTCTATTGTGACACATGCTGCATATGGTTCGACATCTTGTGATGTACGGTATGAGCACATAGATTTGGACATCATTAAGAGGTCATTGGATGAAATTAATTCTAATAAAGATATGAATGATGAAAAATTAAAAGACCTTGAGGCTGAGAATGCTAGATTGCGTCAAGAGCTAGAGGATATGAAAAAGGAAGAGGCTAATAGAGAGGAGCAAGTTCCTGTTGAGCCGTCAAAAGAAGATTTAGCAGCAGAGAATGCTAGATTGCGTCAAGAGTTAGAAGATTTGAAGAAAGAAGAGTCTTCTAGGGAGTGTGGCGGATGTGATAAAGAAGAAGAGCCGAGAGAGTGCGGTGAATGTAATAAAGAAGAGGAAAGAAAATTAAACAATAAAAATATTTTTATTAAAGATTCTATGGTAGAAGAAAGAAAATATAGTATCGTTGATGAAATTAAGCGATCTATTAAAACTGGTGAAGTTATCACTGTGGGCCAGTTGAATGAGCGTGGTATGTCAGTTACAGATGAAGGTGCAGATGTAGTTGCAACAGACGTATTTGACGTATTGCCAGCGTTGAGAGCTAAAAACGTTCTTACACAGAGTGGTGCTAAGATGTTTACAGGCCTTGATAAGAAGATTAAAGTGCCAGTGATGGCTAAGGGTAATGTTGCATGGGCATCTGAGTTAGCTGCTGCTACAGATGGTTCAGGTTCTTTCAGTTCAGTTGATTTAGAGCCTCATCGTCTAACTGCTTATTTCCCAATCAGTTTGGAATTGTTAGCGATGGATTCAACAAACGTTGAGTCAATCATCCGCCAGGATATTGTTAAGGCGATTTCAGATAAATTGGAAGAGACAGTATTTGGTTCATCATATGGTGCTGATCAGCCAACAGGTTTGGCATATAATGCTACAGAGCAGCATGTAACTTCTTTCTCAGACATCACTTATATTGAAGGATGTGTTGAAGAAGCTAACTTTGATTATGAGAATGCTAAGTACATCGTATCACCTAAATTTAAAGCTGCGATGAGAAACACCGTTAAAGGTGCTAATGCTAATAAAGGCTTCATCTGGGAAGACAATGCTATTGATGGTACAGCAGCCTTATCAACAGGTCATGTTCCTTCAAAGAAAGCGATCTATGGTGATTGGTCTAATTTATATATTGGAAACTTCGGAAACATTGAGATTGAAACAGTTAGAGATTCTGCAAATCTTAAGAAAGGCCAGATTGAGATTATTGTAAATAGCTTCTGGGATTTCAAGCCTGTACGTCAGAATGCGTTCCAATTTGCATATGTATCTTAATATTAGATAGATATTATCTTAAGGATGGACAATTTATTTGTTCATCCTTTTTTTATTTAATTGTTCCAAAAATTCTTTATTATTAATTAAATGAGTTCTGTTACAATATGGGATTTGTAAGTATTAGTGTCATAAAAAGTCATCTTAATATAGATGCAGAGTACACTGGTGATGACAATTATTTATGTGCGTTAGAGGCAGCTGCAGAGAATGCTGTTGAGATTCACATTGGTAGACGATTAGTTGATTTAGTTGATTCATACAGTGGTGCGTTACCTGCAGCATTAGTGCATGCGATATTGTTGTTGATAGGTACGTGGTATATGAATAGAGAGAGTATAGGTAGTTCTAGTATGAAGGAGTTACCTCATTGTTATGATTATCTCGTTGAGATGTTTAAGTCATATAGTTATTATGGTTAGTGTATGAGTGCAGCTGGTAAGTATAGGTATGATGTTGAGGTATATAGCCCTGAAAATGCTAAGTCATCAGTAGGTAGTAATATGACGACATGGACAAAGGTATATACTACTAAGGCTGATGTACGTTTTAATAGTGGCAACCGTTCTGTCGTTGAGAATGAGGTGTTTTATGATTATAGTAAGGTATTTATCTTACGTATGTATGTGCCAATAGGTGATTTTGATAGGATAAAGTTTGATGGAAAGTATTATCGTGTCATTAATATTGATAGGCGTAAGGAGTACCATGATATAGAAGTATTGGCTGAGTTGGTGAATGATTGAGATTGATGATAGTGAGATAAGGCAGATGATTGCAGATTGTAGTGGTGATGAGTTGAAGAAGCTTCAGACGAGTTCTTTGAGAGTTGGTGCAAAGATGATATATAGTAAGGCGAAGAGTAACTTTAAGTCATTGTTACCTGCGTCTACTAAGAAGGGTGGACATCGTTCAGCTGGTAGTACCACAATCTATTTCAATGATAGATTGATAGATGCGATAAAGATGTATGTGCGGCAAGATAGGGATTTTGAGTATTTCTTTGTTGTGCACACTATGGGTAGTCGTAGTTCTGATAGTGGTACGTTTAGGGCTAGGTTTTTTGAGCAAGGTACTGTGCCTCGTAAGACAGGGAAAGGATATAATAGAGGTCAGTTGAAGGTGTTAAATTATTTTGGTAGTGCAGTAACGTCTGTACAAGGTGCAGCATTAGATGCTGTGCGTTCAACGTTTAAAGACGGATTTATAAAATTAGCTAATAGATGATATGATAAATAGTATATTGTTACCACAGATTGTGTATGATAAATTGTCTAATGATGCTACGATAGTGTCATTAGTTGGGAATAAGGTATTTCCGTTGATTGCAGATTATGGTACACAGTTCCCATATATAGCGTTTAGTGCGGGTGAGATAGTGCCTTATTATGATAAGGATGGTGCATATGAGAATGATGCAGTGATTGAGTTTGTCGTCGCGTCTAAGGATTATTTTAATGCGTTGACAATAGCAAATGCAGTGCGTTCTTTGTTTGAGAAGAAGTTGTACAGTAATGCAAATTTGAGTATCAATGATTGTATTGTTAAGAGTGTGAGCGAGGCGTATGATGATGCAGCACAGTGTTTTGTCAAGCGTATCTCGTTTAGTTTTAGTGTAGAATAGAATTTATAAATATATCTATAATTAATTATGGCAACATATAAAAAAGGTGGAGCGATCATGTTGATGTTGAATGGTAAGTCTATTGCACATGCAACAAGTTGTTCACAGAGTGTGACAACGCAGGTTACAGAGGTCGCAACAAAAGATTATGGTGATTTTTCATCTAAGGAGCCTCAGAAGATTGATTGGCAGATCACTAGCGATCACCTATTGACAGAGACAGGGTGGATTCAGTTACAGAAAGCGCAGCGTGATATGACACCAGTAGTCGCATACTTCTGTGAGGCATCTAATTATACTGCAGAAGGTTGTGGTGATGGTTCGTATTATACTGGTCCTAAGTCGACAGCACCGTACACATATGGTGAGGCGATTATCTCAAGTTTGAACATCACAGCAGCAGCTGGTGACAATGCAACAATGAGTGTTACCCTTGATGGTAGAGGTCCATTGTATTTCTCATATACAGTATAATGTATTGGTTACCAATATGTTATAAAGTATTTGATTAAAAGAATATATGTCTTACCACTAATATGGTAAGACATTAATTCCGACAATATATGTCTTACCACTAAAATGGTAAGACATTATTTTTATATATATATACGTAGAATGATATGAAAATTAAGATTAAAGACAGAGACGTTGAGTTGAAGCAGACATTGCGTTCAGCGATTATGTATGAAAACATCCAAGGTAAGAGCCCAGAGAATATAGATGGTATCACTGATATGGTGGTCTATATCTATTGTGTTGTGATTGGTAGTGATAAGACGTTGGACATCACCTTAGATGAATTTATTGATTATATAGACGTACACCCTGAGGTGATAAATGATTTTAGTTTATGGATTGCTGAGATTAATGCTGTCACCACACAATTATCCGCTGACATAGAAAAAGCTGGTGGTAACAAAGGAAAAAAGTCAAAAAACTGATATACCACTCGTTACTAGGTGTGTTGGTGTTCCAATATAAAGTCATTGGTTACCAATACTTTATGGATGAGATGCAGTACTATGAGATAGTGGATGCGATGAATTTGTTGGGGTACTGTTTTAGGGACGAGTGGGAGAGGACAAGGATGTTGTTGAGTCCTTATTGTAAAGATGCCAAGAAGGTGATGCCTTTTCCATGGGATGTTAAGGAAGAAGATGGTGATGAGGCAGATTTGGATATGGTGAAGGCATGGGGAGCGACAATAGAAGCGATGCAAAATAGATAGATTTGATATATGAGTGATTTAAAGATAAAGGCGACGTTAGATGCCAAGAATACTGTGCAAGGTGTCAAGGACATAGGTAAAGGCATAGATGATTTGAAGACGAAGGCTAAGGGTGCTGATAAGTCTTTAGGTGACATGTTGAAGCAGAAAAATTCTACCACTAACTATCGTCGTCAGTTGATGCTGTTACAACGGCAGATACAAGATTTGACAATAACATACCGTGGGTTGAGCGATGCAGAGAAGCGCAGTGATTTCGGTGTAGAAATGAAGTCTAGGATAGATGAGTTGATAAAGAAAGCGTCTGATTGGAAGGATGCGATGGCAGATGTCCAGGAGAGTATAATGAAGGGTGCTTCAGACACATACAAGTGGGATGCTGCAGCGCAAGGTTTAAGTATGGTGTCATCTATAGGGCAGTCTGTTGTTGGTGTGTTAGGGTTGAGTAACGATAATGCTAAGGCGTTGTTGAAGACACTGACAGCGATGAAAATGATAGAGCAGGTTGTTGCGACACTAAAGAATGTCACCATAGCGTTACAGGGACAATCATCTCTTATGAAGTGGATTAATGGTCTAAGGGCTAGTTTAGTTGCGACAATCCATGCTGAAAACAAGGCAGAGAAGGATTTGGCTACACAAAAGATAAAGTCAAAGATAGCAGAGCAAGAGTTAATAATAGCTAAAAAAGAGGCATTATTAGAGGATTTAAAGCGTTTAACGGTTAGTGAACAAATACAGTATTCGACAGAGCTAATGACAGCATTGGCCAAGAAACACACTTTAACATTAGAGGCTGAGGTTGTAGCTACAAAGCAACTTACTAGTGCACAGATTGCCCTTAAAGCTGTGAAAATGGCTGGTCCATATGCCTTATTGGCAGCAGGTATAGGTGCATGTACTGTTGCGTTGATAAATGCATCTAAGGAGTTTAGACAGATGCGTTCTGTATATAAAGATGCTGCTAAGGATACAGGTGAATTAGTGTCTAAGTATAGATTGTTACAATCTGAGTGGAATAATTTGGCCAGTGATGATAGAGAAAGGTGGTTTGAGGAAAATAAGAGTGCAGTCGAAGATTTAGTTGGCCCATTAGATGATATCAATAAGTGTGATAAGAAATTTAATGAGCAGAGCGCTGAAGTGATACAAAATTTGCAAAAGAGGGCACTATTGACATCAGCACAAGCTAAGTACCAAGAAGAGTACACTAAGATTTTCGAAAAGTACTATAAGAAAATGCTAAAAGAGGGTGACATGGCATATGGTAGTAAGCTGAATGAATATGGTATAAATGTACCCGTAACTATGCAGGTGTCAAATTCTTCCGCAGGTGGATTTACTTATGAAGTACCTCAAAATGTGACAAAAGATATTGCTGACACATACAATGCCAATTTATTAAAGGAATTAGAAAAGGACAATCCTTTTTTAACATCGTTGGAGGATATGATAAGTGAGTTAGAGTCACAAATAAGTAAAACTGAAATTAAAACAGACGATGAAAACAATAATGACAACGATGACAATAAGACATATAATGCATTGAAAGGTAGTGCAGCATATTATGAGAAGATTATATCCGAAATTGAGGATAAGATTAAAAATTTAGTGATTGGGACAAAGAAGTGGAGAGAGGAGCAAGAGAAGCTGTCTAAGTTACAAGCTGAATATGCTGCTAAGAAGTTTGATGCGATGACTTATGAAGAGAAAAAGAAGGCATATTTTGATGTTGAAATAAAGGTAGAAGATAATGGTATAGATAAGGTGATCTCAGATTTTGAAAAGAGTGTACAGGATGAGTTGAATGACATAGATTGGACAGTTGGAATTAATTTAGACATACCACCAACATCATTAGATAAAGTTAAGGCCTTACATGATTCGCTGTCGTCATTGTCTAATATAAGTGGAGTGTATAAGTCTTTCAAAGAATTAAGTGACAGCATAGATAATTGTTCTAATGGTATAGAGCGATTATTCTTAGTGTTTGATACATTAATTGAAGGAATGGGTGCTGCAATAAATGTGATAGAAGGCGTAAATAATACGATGGACATAATGAAGAAACTATCTGACACTGCAGCAGCATCTAGTATGAAGAATGCAGTAGCAAAAGGGACAGAGACAGCTGCTGTTGAGGCAGATAGTACGGCAAAAGGAATAAATGCGATCTTAGGGTCTATGTCATCTGTGGCAGGCATCCCAATTGTTGGATTGGCATTAGCTGCAGCAGCAGGTGCAGCGATAACAGCCTTAGTGATGAGCATCTCTAAGAAGAAGTTTGCTAGTGGTGGTATAGTGCCAGGTAACAGTTTTAGTGGTGATAAGATATTAGCACCTGTCAATTCGGGTGAGATGATACTAAATGCACAGCAGCAAAAGAATTTATTCAATCAATTAAATGGAAGCAGTAGTAACAGTAGTACTACTGGTGGAGATGTTACCTTTGAGATTAAAGGCGATCGTCTATATGGTGTGCTAAAGAATTATACAAAAAGACGCAGCAACGCATAAGTTGTTGACTATCATTCTGTTGTATATATTGTTGGGGCTAGGTAACTGGCCCCTTTTTTGGCCTAGAAAGCTTTATTTTTATATATAAATATATGCATGCAGATAGATGTTATATAAAGGTTATTTTAGTGACGCAAATAGACGACGATATGGTGTAGAGATAATTACTAATGCCTCTTCATCGGAGCAGACAGACATCTTGTTAGGTACCGATCCCTGTGTTATAGAGCAAGTGTCAGATGGTATGTTTAGTCCTATAAAGTCACGGATTTGTAGAATAAATATTGTAACGAATAGTGTTTTTGTGGATATGTACTCACCTTATGCACATGGTGTTGAGGTGAATGTTAAAGATTTAGATAATGATGTAGTGTTGTTCCATGGGTATAATACACCAGCTGTCTACAATCAAGGGTATGCCCACAGGTTAGAGACAATCAGTTTGGAGGCTGTAGATGCACTTTCTACTTTAAGAAATATAAAATATAGTACTGCAAATTTGGGTGTCACAGACGTCCTCAGATGCGATGCTATAGTGTCAAGGCTGTTAAATTTAGCTGGCTGTCCATCATCTTTTTATTATCCTAAGACATTGACAGTGGATTCTTCTGACAATGCGATGGAAAAAATTTATTTGAATGAGGCAAACTTTTTTGATGATGACAGTGAGAAGACACCATGGACATGTTATGATGTTCTAAGTGAGATCACACGTTATTTAGGTTGGTCAGTAGTTAGATATAATAATGACACCTATTTTATTGATTATCTTAACACTAGTGCTAACAATACAGCTAATTATATCTATTACAACAATGGTACATCATCAGCAGTGACAATAAATACAGCACAGCAGATTGATGCTAACGATTATTTAGGTGATGACACAAACATCTCAGAAGAAGAC